GGTGGGCCTTCGTTTTTCCCAATGACGGCACGTTCCCCTATTAAGTGCTTAAAATACATCAAGAAAATAGCTAATCATGTTAAAATTGTCACTTGTATTCTGCACGTTACGGGAGTATAATATCATTAAAGATAAGGAAAGGAGCTGATAGTAAGAAACATACGAGCTAGTTGGAACACACTACAGAGCGTTAAGTCTGTAGCACTACTGGCAGACGGTAGCCGATTGAACTGGGTTATAAGTTCCGTGAGGTGTAGCGTTATCACATAGACATAAGCCAGTATAGAGGTGAAAAGTGCGGTCATGTCCACTCTGTCTATTAAACTCGTTTATATTGATGTGAATATGTGTTAACGTATTCAGACAATGTAAAGGAGGTATTATTCATGAAAAGAGTAGAGCAAATGGAAATTAATAACGAATGTGAAAGAGTATGGAACGACATGTTATCACAATTTGTACTATGTAGAGAACCAGAGAGATTAAGAACTTGCAAAGCGTATGTTTTCGACACTGGAAATTACTATGTGTTACAGTCATATGGTACACTAGTCGCTTGTATAGACAAATGCAATAATACACTATACGACATGCTAAGGAAAGTCTATGGCTACACTAACACTTCCGCACAGCATATAAGCAAATTTTCTAAAGACTATGGTGCTTACTGTTGGGGTTGTGACGCTATATACAGATGGAGGGAGGTATAATCATGGAAGAAAGAAAACCGATGTATGAATTTGATTTAGGTTTTATGGGTAAGGCAATTTGTTCAGCAGACACAGCTAGTTTTCTACAAGAGCTTGTACTACTGGCACGGCAGGACGCACAGAAAACCAACACAACTTGTCTTATATACTTATATGATGAAATTCACACAAAAATATTTGACACTCTGAAATCAATCGGTTACTACAATGAAATTTTATAGCCCGCGAGTGTAAGCCGGAGTCACGCCCGGCACGGGCATTAGCTCATAGGAGCAAAAAATAATAAATCATAAGGAGGAAAAAGTATGATTACAAGAACAACTATTTTTGCACAGGTGAAAGGCACAAGAATGTATAAGGAGGACGGAAAGGTTAAAAGTGACACTTTTGAGGTAGCAATCCCGAAATGCGACACCAGAGAGAAAGCGGATAAGGAACTGGAAAAAATATTTAAAGGTGAACTTGTATCCGCTGACGAAATTACATTCAGATATGAAACTCGTCAGATGTCAGACGAAGACTTCGAGCGTCTTTCTACAATTAAAGAAGAAGGTACTCTTGATGAAGCAACTCTTCTTGCAAAGAGTGAACACAGAAAGAGAAAATAGCTATGGAGGAGTTTGATAAGTTTGTAAAATGGATAAGGAAAAATATGTTACCACTACTTGTTACGGTGGTGGTAACAAATTTCCTTGGTGTTTATGCTATAATTATATTAGCCGTTTTATTATTATTTTTGGGATAAGGAGGAAAAAGTGAGAAAAGAAAATAAAGAAAGAACCTATAAAGTTATGTTTTGTAAACAATCATCCGGGGCATACACGCCCCGGGTGATAATCCCGGATAGTATGCTTCGAGATTTAAACATTCGTCCCGGAGACTATGTACAGTACACAAGGGTTGAGGATGGCATTTTAATGAGGAAGAAGGTGTAAATATGAGTAAGCTTGAGGATATCTTCACCGCAAAGAGGGCGATAAACGACATTAAGAAAATATGTTCTCATTATAAGCATTGTGTGGACTGCCCGTTAATTGATACTGGAGTATGTGACGAAGAGACGCCGATTGAGTGGAATACTTTTCCAATGTTTAAAGAAAAGAGGTAACACATGCCAAGAAAATCAAGAAAGAAAAACCCTAACACAATACGAGCTCAGTATAATAAAGCCTATCGCAACTATTTAGCTCGTGTCAATCGGCAGGTCAGAGTTGGCTATAATGTTGATGTTATACAAAGGGTTAAAAACCCGACAAGGGCGTCAATAAGAAGACTAGAACAGCAGACCGCAAAAACTATAAAAGAACACTCCACTCTCTACAGCATGGTTACAGGCGAAGAAGTGACAAGTCAAAGAAAATCAGCAGAGCGCATAAATAGAGAGTTTTCTTCTTTATCGCCTGTAGAACAAGAGTTGTCACGAGAACAAGGAAAAATCACTAGATACCAACCATTTGAAGACGCTGTTTCAGCAGTGGATATCACTATAGAAAATTGGTATGACTATGTTGAGAAATCATTCACACCAAAGATAGCACAGTATATAAAGGAGCGTTCTGACGCTATGATAAACACTGATAGAGACGCTTTTGCTTACGCCATAGCAGAGAACCCAGACGCTCTACCTTATCCGGGCTATCATAATTCTGAAAGAATGGTGGACGCTTCATTTTCCAATATTGCTAGAATTATGAACGTAAACAAAAATTCACAAGGATTTCAAAGTTTCATAGACGGAGTATCTGGCATAGTAGAACGAGAGGACTGAGATGATTGTCACGGCAAAAGAAAGAGGTGATTTATTGGGCTTGTGACTTTGAGACAACGGTTTGGGGTAAATCTCTTGAGAAAGAGCGTGGTAAGAAGCAAGATAGAACAGAGGTATGGTCAGCGGCTTATACAAGATTATATGACACATCAGAAAAGGTTGTAATACGTAAGAGTATAAGAGACTTTCTTGAGGATTTCTACGATATGCCCGGAACAAATGTCTTATATTTCCATAACCTGTCATTCGATGGTTCATTTATCATAGACTTCTTACTCAGAGAAGGTTATAAATTCTTTTATGGTAAAGATAAAGACATGATATCCGGCACGTTTACAACATGTATCTCAGACATGGGACAGTGGTATTGGATAAAGATTAAACACAATAAAACGCTACTTGAAATCCGCAACAGTCTAAAACTTATGCCCTCATCCTTAGCCAGAATAGGCAAGTCTTTCGGAACAAGGCACCAGAAGCTAGACATGGATTATGAAGGGGATAGACATGCCTACTGTGACATCACACCAGAAGAGAGAGAGTACATAAAAAATGACGTTCTACTCTTAAAAGAAGCCTTGGAAATGATGTTCGATGAAGGCCACAAAAAGCTCACAATAGGCTCATGCTGTCTATCAGAATTTAAGTCCACATACGACAAGGTTGAGTATAGCAAGCTATTTCCAGACTTGCGGGAGTCTCCTATGGACTATGATTATACCAACTCATGGAATGAATGGGAATATGTTCATAGGTCATACCATGGTGGATGGTGCTACGTAAATCCGAAATATGCTCATCGTATTATCAATCTTGGCCTTATATTTGATGTAAACTCTTTATACCCAAGTATGATGCACAGCATTTCCGGGAACAAATACCCTTTTGGATGTGGAACATATGGAATAGGGGATGTGCCAGAAAATATAAAACACTCTGACAATAAATACTATTTCATACGTGTCAGATGCAGGTTCAAACTTAAAGACAAGTGTTTCCCTTGGTTGCACATCAGAAATAAGCCTTATTATAAGTCAAACGAAAATCTATATACATCTGATGTGAGGTATAAAGGACAATACTTTAGATATATATTAAATCCAGACGGAACAAAAGAGGACACTATACAGGAGCTAACTTTTACCTGTACTGATTGGGAATTATTTCAAGAGACCTATGATATATACGACTTGGAGATACTTGACCATATATGGTACTGGGCTAGAGTTGGTATGTTCGATGAATATATCAATAAATATAAGGAGTTAAAAATTAAATCAAAAGGATTTATTAGAGAGCTGGCAAAGTTATTCCTAAATAATTTATATGGAAAGTTTGCCATGTCTGATAATTCATCCTACAAAGAGCCGTACATTGACCCAGAAACTGACACAGTACACTTCATTCTTCATGAAGAACATGAAAAGAAAGTTGGATATATACCAGTAGGCTCTGCCATCACATCCTATGCACTCAACTTTACAGTACGTCATGCAATGGCAAATTATGACCGTTTCTGTTATGCTGACACTGACAGTATACATCTACAAGGGACAGAAAAGCCAGAGATGGTTGTGGAGCACCCAACAGAGTTTTGCTGTTGGAAGTGCGAAGGGTTATTTGACTTTGCATATTATGAGAGACAGAAAATGTATGCTGAACATATCATAGAAAAAGACGGTAAGCCATGTGAGCCAGACTTACAGATCAAATGTGCCGGAATGTCAGAACAGGCAAAGAGAGCGTTTATTGAAGGTGGACATGCTATAAACGATTTAAGTGTTGGTCTTAAACTTGACGATTGCAATTTAAAAGCCGAAAGAGTACCCGGAGGGATTATCCTCAGAAATAAAGAATTTAAAGTGCGAAAAACTGTTGACAAAAAAGTCACACCTATGCTATAATATATAATGTAAAGAATAAAACAAAAAAAGGAGGAGTAACATGGTAACAAGAACGACAATGTACGCAGACGTTACCGCTGAACTTATTTATAAGGATGGCGGTGATATTGTGAAGGACGTCATTGAGCAGACTATCCCGAAATGTGACAGCAAAGAGAAAGCTGAGATGATTTTGGAGAAAGAGTATAAAGGAAAAATCGTCTCAATTCTTACCTGTGAAATCAGAGAAGAGAAGAGAGGAATGTCAGACGATGACTTCTTCCGCTATTCACACGTTATTAACCCCAAAGACAGCGAGTAGGGGTTAATATAAATCAATAATATTATCATTAAGAAAAGGAGAATGAAACATGGAAAAGCAGAACGCAAACTACAAAGCAGAGGTAAAGGGATGCACAAAGGAACTTACAGGAAAGGAGAAAGTTGCACTTAAAAACTTTGCAGACATGATCCAGCTTGACGAAGCAACGCAGAACGCAGAAGGGGCGGGAGTGATCATTGATGTAGACTATGTGGCAACGGTGCATGTCCACAATGAGAAAGCAGATAACCCGGACTATCTGAAGTACATCTATGTTGACAAAGATGGAACAATGTATATTTCCGGCTCTGAGCCGCTCTACAGGCAGTATACAGATATCGCTGAGGACATGAAAGACGAGAAAGAACCGTGGTCTATCAAGGTTATCAGAAAGCAGAGCGATAACTATAAAGGCAAAGACTTCCTTACCTGTGTTATCATTTAAAGTTTAATCGGCGAGTTCAATAAGCCCCGGAGTTATTCTGGGGCTTTTTTATTGAGGTGATATTATGAAATCAAATAGTAAATACTATAGTGGGGACTATCTATTAACACTTAAAGATAAAGATAAATCGTTGCCAGAAATATACATTTGTGATGGTAACAGGACAGCGGGTAAGTCATACTATTTTAAATCAAGACTTATAGACACATTCATAAATAAGAAAGGCGTGAATGAGTTTATTTATCTTTACAGGTACAAGACAGACATGAACGATTGTGCCAATAATATTTTTGGTGATATAGCTGATAAATATAAAGGTTATGAAATGACAGAGAAAAAGCTGGCCGATGGCGCTGTTGTAAAGTTGATGCTGAACGGAGTACAATGTGGATTTTGTCTTGCTCTGTCAATGGCTACAAAGTATAAAAAGATGTCAGCACTGTTTGTCAATGTAGCGCATATGTTCTTTGATGAATATCAAGACGAAGATGGAAACTATCTTGACGAAGAACCGAAGAAGCTACAATCTATACATACAACAGTGGCTAGAGGGCACGGAGAACAGACAAGAAGAGTCCCGTTATATATGTGTTCTAACACTGTATCTATACTTAACCCGTATTACAACGCTTTTGGGATTAATAAACAGTTAAAGAAATCAACTAAATATCTTAGAGGGACTGGTTGGGTGTTCGAGAGAACATTTAACGAGAACGCAAGTCAGGCTTATAAAGCGTCAAGTTTCAATAGAGCATTTGGCGACAGCTCCTATAATAAGTATGCCGCAGAGAATGTATATCTCAATGACAATATGGCACTAATAGGGAAGCCAGACGGTTACTCTACATATCTTCTTTCTGTTCTATATAATGGAGAGTGGTATAATATCAGAAGGTATTCAAGCTGTATCTATGTATCAACAGGTGCAGACCAGACATACCCCTCAAGAATATGTTTCAATGTTGACGATGTGGTGGATGATAGAAGTCTCATGGTTTCTAGTAGTTCATTCATTGTGGTGTCATTAAGAACATACTTTAACAAGGGTCTGATGCGGTTTGAAAATCTGAAATGTAAGAACATGGCTCTTGACTTATTGTCTTACATGTGATACTATAATAGTGGTTCCCCGGTTTGACAGATTTTCTGCCAGTGCAGGATGGATACATACGCAGGTAGCGTGCCTGTAGCTGAACGGGTTTATCCCCCCTTAAAATCATCTTATCGGTCACGGACTAAAAGGACGGCAGAAATGCCGTCTTTTTTTATTGACAAACTTTACCCACTGTGATATAGTGTATTCAGAAAGGAGGGATTTTATGAACATGGGCGATATTGTTTCATTAATCTCTACGGTTGGTTTCCCTATTGTGTCTTGTATTGCAATGGGGTGGTATGTGAAATACACTACAGATAAAAACCGTGAACAGATTAATGAAATGAACACACAGCACAAGGCAGAGATGGATGTATTGACAGCCGCTATCAATAATAACACTCTAGCCTTACAGAAACTTTCAGACAAATTAGAAAAGGAGTGAATGTATGAAACGATTAAAGAGGGCGTTTTGCACTGTACTGTTGCTGAGTATGTTTCTGACAAGTACGGCATACGCAAAAATGGACGGGATTGACGTTTCCTCATGGCAGACAGGTATTGACATTTCACAGGTAGAATGTGATTTTGTTATAACAAAAGCCACTGAGGGTACAAGCTATGTCAATCCTGATTGTGACCGTGTATATCAACAGGCAAAAGCACTAGGTAAAGAGCTTGGTGTGTATCACTATGCAAGCGGTGGAAATGCGGTTGCAGAAGCTAACTACTTTGTAGACAACATTGCTGGTTATATTGGAGAAGCTATACTTGTGCTTGACTTTGAGGGTAGAGCGGTAAATCTTGGCCCGGCATGGGCGAAGACATTCCTTGATACCGTGTACACCCGAACAGGTGTAAAACCGTTGATATATATGTCAGCGAGCGTAGTGTCAAGATATGATTGGAGTTCAGTCAGAGCAGGAGACTATGGTTTATGGATTGCAGGGTATTCCAGAGGAAACGCTATATTCTATGGGTATAATACTGAGATTGCAATGAATTATAATGCAGGAGCATGGTCTGATTGCGTTGCTATGTATCAGTACACTTCAAAAGGAAGACTTTCCGGCTATTCTGGAAATCTTGACATGAATGTATTCTACGGAAATGAGCCTACATGGAACGCTTATGCAGGTGGCGGAAACGCTGTGACTGCTCCGAGTGAACCTGTAAATACTCCGGCAACTACATACACTGTACGTAGTGGTGACTGCCTATACAACATAGCATTAAGCTATGGCGTGTCGTGGCAGGATATTGCAAGCAGGAATGGTATCCGATCTCCGTATATCATTTATCCCGGTCAGGTGCTTACAATATCAGGAAGCAGTGCTACCACGTACACTGTACAGAGAGGTGACTGCCTGTCAACTATAGCCGCAAGGTATGGTACAACATGGCAGAATTTAGCTAATATAAATGGAATAAGTAACGCTAATCTTATATATCCCGGACAGGTATTAAGGGTAGCATAGTTTATAGGAGGTGACCATATGCCGTGGATAAGCGGTAACAGATATCTGAGCATGGATGAAATGACAACTAATGCTCAAGAGATTATGAACCAGTTAACAAGCAGAGGGTGGACTAAAAATGCCGTGGCCGGTATGCTCGGAAACATGCAATCTGAGTCCACTATCAATCCCGGCATATGGGAAAGCCTTTCTCCGAACGTAAACAGGGGTTTTGGTTTAGTCCAATGGACACCTGCCACAAAGTTGATTTCATGGGCTGAGGGTCAAGGCCTTGATTACACGTCTGGTGATGTACAGCTACAAAGGATAGATTGGGAGGTTGCTAACAATCAACAGTGGATAGCTACATCACAATACCCAATGAGTTTTCAAGAGTTCAAGGTTTCAACCCTCACGCCAGAATACTTGGCACAGGTGTTTATCAGAAACTATGAAAGACCATTAAACCCTAATCAGCCAATAAGAAGTACACAGGCCAGATATTGGTATGATAACCTTGAGGGTAGTGGGTGAGCGTTTACACCTAGGCTGTCGAAGACAGTCCCGACATCCATGTTAAATAACAAATATTGGTATGGCTCTAACCCATTTTATCAATCTGGATATGGGCTCCCAAACTGTACTGCTTACGCTTGGGGAAGGTTTTGGGAAATAAGTGAACAGGCAGGGGTGACAGGTGTCACGCCCACACTCTCAACAGGAAATGGTGGTGAGTGGTACGATTACACCGAAGACGGATATCCACGAAGCAGTGAGCCATCACTTGGAGCAGTGATATGTTTTAGCCAGCCAGGTGAAGCAGGTCATGTGGCTATCGTAGAGCAGATACTCGACAACGGTGATATAGTCACAAGTAATAGTGGATATTCACGAAATCCCGGAGGGTGGTCAGACAGTAAGTATTTCTGGACAGAGACTAACCCAAAAGACACAGGCTACAGGAGTAGTTGGGAAGTGTCTGGTGGATATGAGTTTCAAGGGTTTATCATAAACCCAGACGCTTGTTCCGGTCAATATCAACCCGGAGCAAGAAAAAGAAAATTACCACTTTACTTTTACCTTTTTCCGTGATAAAATTAAGAAAAAAGGAGGTGCAATCATGGAAGAAAAGGAAATGACTTTTGAAGAAGCATTAGGCATGATCGTGGATGCCGTGTCTGACGTGGAGGGGTTGGAAGACGCCTTTGACGTGGTAAGAGCGGCAGGAGCAAAAGAGACAAACACAGACAGTGAAGACTATAAGACGATGTATGAAGACCTCAAGGAGAAATACAAGAAACGCTTCAAAGAGGAAATCACATCCACACCCGCTCCTGTTGAAAGGACAGAGAAAGTAAGCAAAAAACTTACAGTGTCAGACCTTGATTTTGACGCTAGGACAGAATAAGAAAGGAGATTAACATGGCAGAAAAAGTAAAGGCTACAAATGCCAACATTCTGAATGCTGTCAGAAACACACTTTCCTATGAAGTGCAGAACCATCTTCCGGAAGTGACTTCTGACAACTTACAGCAGGTCTATAATGATATCCTTAACATTCAGCCGTTAAGAAATGAAATCGTTCCGGCTCTTGTACAGAGGATTGGATTGCAGACCATCGAGAGCGTGGCTTGGAGAAATCCGCTTGCCCGCTACAAGAAAGACCCTATGAGATATGGGGCAACAGAAGAAGAAACATATGTGAATATGTGCAAAGGAAAAGTATATGATTCAAGAGAGTCCTACGAAGCTGCTTTCCAGCAGTACCAGAGTTACGTCATGTCTGTGTTCCACAAGGTGAACTTAAAGTTACAGTACCCTGTGACAATCACTTTTGACAATCTGAGAAGTGCATTTACATCTGAGTACGGCATTAGAGATATGATGTCAGCAAAAATGGAGAGTGCAACCTCAGGTGCAAATTGGGACGAGTACCTTGCTATGAAAGGACTTATTGCTACTGGCTACGGTGCTGAGATGCTCCCGGCTGTGACGGTTGACGCTGTAACAGATGAAGCCACCGCAAAGGCTCTTCTCACAGAAATCAAGGCGGCCGTTGGTGAGTTCCAGTTCCCGGAACCTGCTAACAATATTCTTGGGGCTACATCATCCAGCAAGCCGGGAAATCTTATCTGGATTACAACTCCGAGAGTAAACGCGCAGATTTCCGTTGAAGCTCTTGCATATGCTTTCAATATGGACAAAGCTGACGTTGAAGTTTCTACGGTTATTGTGGACAATTTCGGTAATGATGCTATACAGGGTGTGCTCTGTGATGTACGTTTCTTTAACTGCCGTGACCAATTTAGGGAAATGAGCGACCAGAGACTTGCAAATATCCTCTCTTGGAACTACTTCTATACAATGGTTGAGATGATTTCCCCGTCTCCGTTCTTCCCTATCCGTGTATTCACCACGGATACCGTGGCTGATACAGGGGTAACTATCACAGTGACAGGCGGAACGTACACGCCGGGCACAACAGTTGAGGTTCCTTACACTGTGACGGGTGGGACTGGTACCTATCATCCGAAACTTGTTACACTTGAAGTGACGGCGGGAGCTGTATCACGTGATACATTTATCATCCCCGGCACTAACCTTTTACAGGTTGGAGCAGATGAAACTGGTAGCTTGACTGTGACTGGCACGTTCAGACCAGACCCAAGTATCACAGGTACCGGGGCATACACAAAGAAGGGTGAATAAAGGAGGTGATGGGCGGTGTAGAAGCCGCCCACTACATGATTAATATGCCATTACAGGGTGACATTGTTCCTAGGTCACCACAAACACAACTACGTTTGTATAGCGGCGTACCATGGGATAACAGTTATCAGCATGTCAGGCTTTACAATAATCAGAATGACTTGTTAGCACACCTTGAGCAATGGAGAGTAGTCCCGTCTGCACAGCTTGACAACCTTGCACCTATACGAGTAGGTGACTATGAGGTACGTGTACCGTTCACGGAAATGTCTGCGCTTAATATCAACTATGTGGCTTTTTTAAATGCTGGGCTTACGACTGAATGGGTATTCTGTTTTGTGACGGATGTAAAGTGGAGGTCTGAAAACACAACGATTCTTTCACTTGAACTTGACGTATTCCAGAACAATTTTTACAATGTAACTGTGAAGCCATGCTTCGTAGAATATCACCACATACCAAAAAATGAGGACTTTATAGGCGGTAACTTATTCCCTGTAAACATGGAAACTGGCGAGCCTGTTGTCAGTAAATACACATTCTATGGACTTACAAATTGGCATATATGCGCATACGCTACAGAAGGAACCACGGGCAAAGATTTTGAAGGAAGAATTTGCAATAACGTGTATAGAGCTGCTTCATTATGGCATGTGCCAATTTCAGATGATGATGCAGAGCAACAGGCAAATGCGCTTATATCTACATACAATGACGCAGGAAAAATTGACGCTATCATCGCGTTATTTATGGCTCCTGAGTTATGTGTTAATGTAGTCGCAGACCCGGGACATTCAGAAGATGAGAAAATAATACCTATGCCGACTAGTTTCGAAGGGTATATACCTAAAAATAACAAGCTATTTTCATATCCATGGTGTTATCTAATGGTTGATAATAATGAGGGTGGCTCAAACATATATAGGTTTGAGCTGTCTAGGGCTAATAATCATCAGTTAGAATTTGTTATACAGGGAGCGTTAGCAACATTACCTCAGGTAATATGCTTTCCAAGAGAATATAAAGATAATTCTCTAAACTATGATGAAGCCCTTATAATCAATGGGTTCCCTCAGTGCGGATATAGTTCAGACACATTTAGAGCTTGGATTGCACAGAACAAGAGTACGATAGCTTTAACTGCTTTTAGTGCACTCAGTGATGTCGCAGGGGGTGGTTTTAAGCAGATAGCAGGAACAGCCGCCGTTGCTACGGGAGCTATTGGCGGAATTGCAGGAGCCGCTATGGTAGGTCAAGGTGGAAGTCAGATGTCACAGGGGATTGACACAGCGAAAAGTTTGATTGCTGAAGTCATGGATAAAAAACGATTACCGGCCACATCAAGGGGGAAGGCGTTATCTGAAAACATTAACGCCGCTATCAATCTTACAAGCTATTCCTTTTACACCATGACGTGTAAAAGAGAATTTGCAGAAGTGGCAGACAGCTTTTTCACCACATATGGTTATCCTATCAACCGTGTTGTTACTCCTAACTTGCGCACAAGAAGTAGTTGGAACTATGTCAAAACGATGGATTGCGGTTTCACAGGCAGGGTTGACCTTGCACAGCTACAAAAGTTGCGAAAAATATTTGACACAGGTGTAACTTTGTGGCATACTGATGATGTAGGTAATTATGGTCTTGACAATAACTAGGAGGTGATAACATGAAGAAAAACCCATGGAGGGTGTACGAAGACTTTCAAAAAAGCTGTCATGGGGATGGTTATGAAAGTCAGATGATAGACTTTCATAAAATAAAGACAATCTTCTTTAACAATATATACAACATATTCATTTCTAGGTATATATGGGATGGACTTCCTCCGGAAATACAGCCATACTATATTGAATCAACGCTATTCTGGAGAGCATCTGGCGTGTTTATCTATGACGATATTGCTGAGATGTATGCTTTTATGAAAGTTGCACTTCAAGGTATGCCAGATATTTATAACATACCAAACGGGAGAACTGCTTTTGCTCCGAATGGGTATATAGAAGAATATGGAAAAGATAACTCGGTTATCTTGTGGGATAATCCTGCCACCCTTCCATTCTGCTATGAAGCTGAGATGTATGCTTGCAGGTTAGCTAACGTGTGGAAAACAAAGGATATTAACATATTTGCACAGAGGACGCCAGTAGTTCTTGTCTCGTCAAGCGAGCAGAGGTTGACATTCCAGACGCTTGGTGAACAGTATTCCAATTATGTTCCGATTTTAAAGGTTTCTGACAATGTTGACCTTGACAGAATAAAGGCTCTCAACATTGGCGCTCCTTATATTGTCGACAAGCTTGAGGAAGAAATCAGGGCTGTGAAAAGCTCACTGCTCACATCTCTTGGATACGAGAGTAATCCGATTGAAAAGAGAGAGAGACTTGTGGTTGGAGAAACACAGGGGAACAACGGGGAGACAGAAGCCAACAGAAATGTTGGGCTTGATTTAAGAAAAAGATGTGCAAAAGCTATGAATGAGTTATGGGGGCTTAATGTAGATGTAAAATTTAACAGTAAACTTCCATCAATGGTTAATGGATTTATACCAGACACATTTACTCAGACTGGCAAAATCGGAGAAGAAGGTGGTGAAATAGTTGAGTAAGTATACTACCACTGTTAGAGAGATATGTGAAAGTTTTCTAACGGAAGAAGAGAAACACAGCGATTTACCTGTTTACGATGTGATAAATAGGGCAAAAACAAACTTCTTCAATTTTACATTCCCGTGGTACAATGATAACAATGTAGGGAAGGACGATTTTATGGTTGCCTTCCTTGAGAGGTATTACAATGATTACATTGGTTTTGAAACTCTTGGAATGTGGAAAACATATTTTTCTGCTAAAATGTCAGCAGTAATGCCGTACTACAAAAAACTATATTCTGCGTTATCTTCTGGAGATGACCCATTTTATAACGTGGATGTACACCACAATACCAACGAAAAAGAGACAAGGGATACAAGCGATTCATATAATGATACCGCTGTATCAAACACACATACTGACACCAATACACAGGATATCCATTCAGATAATCCTCAGGTAACAGTGGCCACAAATGACTATGCATCTACTATGGACAGGGGCGAAGGTGTTACAAATAGCCACGGGACAGGAGATGCCACTCATATTGGCAATGAAAACGTAGACAGAGAAAGGGGTGAACAACGCCATGAATACGGGATAAGAGGTAAAACAAGAGCGCAACTCATTGACGAGTACAGAGGACAGATTGTCAATATTAACAAAGAGTTGATTGACATGTGTTCTACTCTGTTTCTTGGTGTATGGTAAAGGAGGTGCTATATGGCTGACGAAGTTATTGTAAAACCTAGTATGTGTATTGGCTTATGTGACGTTCCTTCTGTGTATAGTAATAAGCAATCATACTATGAAGTTCTGTGCTACATTAACTATAAGATTAATGAGTGCATTGAAGCTATCAATGGTTTTACTGACGCTTACAAAGAATACACAGACCAAGAAATCGCAAAACTGAAAGAGTATGTTGACGGCCTTAACAACGATATGAAAGAATACGTTGATGGTAAGGTGGCTACTCTTGACAAAAAGATTGACGATAACTATAATACTCTTGATAGTAAGATAGATAGCGTCAAACAGGAGTTGCAGAACAACATTGATACTCTGACAAATTTAGTGTATGAGCTTAATCACAGAGTGTACAACTATATTGAGACGGAGCTTAATAAGTTGTACAAGTACATTGAGACATATGCATGTAAGAACATGAAGTGTTTAAATCCCACGAATGGGGTATATGAAAGTATTTGTAAAATACTTTCTGATATCTGGGATAAGTTAAGATACTGCGGGATTACATGTCAACAGTTCGATGATGCTGAACTTACGTGTAATGGTTTTGAAAGCCTTAACTTTGATTGCACAGAATTTGACTTGTATGCAGGTTGTATTTTACACAAGTCACCTAGGTTCTACATGCATGACCCATTTACTGGTGACTATGTTTTTTACCAGAATGTTATTTATGAGTTGTACAATTTACATCGTAACAATCCTATCACAGCACAGGAGTATGATGATTTACAGCTCACAGCAGAAATATATGACAGTAAAGAGCTTACAGCGTTTAATTATGATAATAACGCTAAAAGTCTTCTAGCGGCGTAAAGGAGGAATATTATGGCGGCCACAAATAAAACAGAACACTATGAGTTACCTATCTTTGTTTCTTCAGACATACCTACATGGCTGGGTGATTGGAACACTACAATGGGAGACATTGATGAAGCGTTATATACGCTTTCGCAGAATACAGCAGACGTAACAAAAGCGTATGTTGACCAGCAGGACAATGGTCTTGACAAAAAAATAACTGCTCTCACATCAAGAGTTTCAACTCTGGAAACAGAGGACGATACTCTTGATGGTAAAATAAGTGCTCTCACATCAAGAGTTTCAACTCTGGAAACAAAGGTTAGTCAGTTACAGGCGGCTCTAAACAATATGGTGCAGTATGCAGAGTCCAACAGTGGTATCACTGCTGGCCAGTACGAAAAACTTGGCTTATATGCCAATGAATAATAAGGAGGTATTGATTTATGAGTTCTACAAACAAAACGCCTAACTATAAGTTATCACAGTACGTTGGTACGGATAAGCCAACATACCTCGGAGACTACAACGGAGATATGTTGAAGATCGACACGCAGATGAAGGCAAATGCCGATGCCGCTACTAATGCAGAAGCTAGCGCAGGAGAAGCTGTTACTAAAGTTGGACAGGCGCAGACACAGATTACTAGCATTGATGGCCGTCTAACTAGTGCTGAAACGGATATTACACAGTTACAGAGTAATGCCGCAAATACGGCACAGACTATTAAGTCTATTTCTGACAAGGCAGATGCCGCTAACACTGCCGCAAGTGGAGCACAACAGACAGCAAACACTGCTACTAGTGAGATTACAAAAATTAATCAGGGCGTGGCCACTTGGTATGGCGGTCAGGTTACACTTGGCGGAGGTCTGGTAAATAATGGTTTCTATATTTATGAAAATCAGTACCTTAACTTACTGAATATATATGGTTCAGTTGGAGTAGTAACCCCTTCAACAGTTGGTAAAACAATTGTTCTTGGTTCCTTACCTAGTGGCGTTAGAAGACCGTCTTCTAATCGTGGAATTTCAAGTGGGGCAAGCGTGGCAAGAAGCGTGGATGGTGGAGATAGAGTTCCGGTTGATTTAACAATAGACACAAATGGCACTGTTTCGGTAGATAATCCTACGAGTGGGGCTATCTATGCTATTAACTTCCAGTGCTTGTTAAATGAAGCTGGATGGTTTTAATTGATATAGGGAGGGGCAGAGTTTTCTGCCTCTTCTTTTTTATTTTAGATGATAACGTGCCGTCATTGGGAAAAACGAAGGCCCACC